AGAGAGGGTAGCTCTATTAGATAAATTTGCTCAGGAGGATAAGCAGAGAGCTATAGAGCTAGAGCTATCTCTACAGGAGATCAAAAATGAGGCTTTTCTAGATACTATCAAAGATGAGGGGCAGAGAGCTCTAAAGGAATTGGATCTACAGCAGCAGCTAGATATTAAAAAACTAGATACTGAGGTGCTATCTACTGAGGAAAGAAATAAAAAAGTAGATCAGATTAATGAGAGCTACAGGCTGAAAAGAGAAAAGCAGGAGAAAATCAATACTGCTAATGCTTTAGAAAAATCTTTTAATAATAACATGAAAGATTTTGAGAGGCAGAAAAAAGCTAATGAGTTTAATTTTTCAGCTAAAAAGAGCCTATTAGATCTAGAGCAGAAAGCCCTAGAGGATGCTAGAGATAAGCAGGTAATTACTGATGAGAAATTTAATGAGGAGCTAACTAGATTATCAGAGGAAAGAAAAAAATTATCTGAGGATGAGAAAGCTAGCAGAGCTGCATTAAATACATTTATTACGGATCAGCTTACTCAGAATATAGCTACTGCTAGCAAACTGATAGAAACCTACTATAAAAATCAGATAGATGCTGCAGAGGGTAATGAGGCTAAGCAGGAAGAGCTAAGGAAAAAATCCTTTGAGAGAAAAAAGCAGCTAGATATTGCTAATGCTTTAGTAGCTACCTACAGCTCCTCTATTAATGCTTTTAATGCTACTGCAGCTAATACTGCATTAACTGCCCTTTTCCCTGCAGCTCCATTTATTGCAGCAGGGGCAGCTCTAGCAGCAGGGCTAGCAAATGTAGCTCAAATTAGAGCTCAAAAATATACTCCATCAGGAGGATCAGGAGGATCAGGAGGTAAGGGATCATCAGGATCTACAGGAGCTCCTAATTTAACTGCATCATCAGCAGCTATTACTCCTGCTATCCCTGCAGGTACTAATATATCAGGAGCAGGAAAAGATACAGCAGTTAGAGCCTATGTAGTAGAGAGCGATATTAGCTCTAAGCAAAAGAGAATGAATAAATTAAAAACTACAAGTAAGTTATGATAAGAGAAAATTTAGATATTTATCTGCTAGATATTAATCTAGAGGATGAGGATAGTGGAGTATTTGCAGTATCATTAGTAAAAAATCCTGCTATTAAAAAAAGTTTTCAGGCATTTAGCGAAAATAAGCAGCAGAGATTTACTGCAGATCCTAGCAGGAGGATTATCTCAGGAGCTATCATGATCCCTGATGAGCTGATTTTAAGAGGAGAGAAAGATGATCAGGGCAAAATGCATGAGTATTATGTAACATTTACAGCAGATAGCATCAGCAAAATAGCTCAGAAATTTTTTAAAAATCAGTTCGTTACTGAGGTTACTCTAGAGCATAAGGCTAAAGTAGATGGGGTATATATGTTTGAGAGTTTATTAATAGATGCATCTAGAGGGATTACTGCTCCTACAGGCTATGGGCTAAAGGATGGGGCATGGTGGGGATCATGGAAAGTAGATAATGATAAAGTATGGGATGAGTATATTAATGAGGGTATTTTTACAGGTTTCTCAGTAGAGGGATTATTTAAGCATATCCCATTAGATAAAAAAAGCTCCTACAAAAATCAGCTCTATTCTGATATCATTGATTTGATAGATCAGGCTATAGCAAATGGCACAAAGTAAATAAAGTTATATTTAAAAGTAAATAGCTCAAAGATGGATATTACAGCATTAAAAAGCCTAAAGAATATTTTAAAATTTTCTATGGCTCAAAAGTTTGCAGATTATACTCTAGATAATGGAGCTGTAATTAGAGTAGAGGGAGATTTAGTAGTAGGTACTGCTGTATCAGTAGTTAATGCTGATGGATCTACTAGCCCTGCTCCTGATGCAGTTCACGTTATCGAAGGAGTAGCAAAAGTAAAAACTGAGGGAGGCATTATTACTGAGATCCTACCTATTGAAGAGGAGATGAGCTCTGCTGATCCTGCAGAGGCAGATGAGCAGGAGATGAGCTCTGATGAGGTAGTAGAGGATGAGGTAGCAGTAGTAGTATCTCCTGAGATGGTTGCAGCTATGGAGGCTAAAATGGCTGAGATGGATGCTAAAGTATCAGAGATGGAAGCTAAGTTAATGGAGATGGAAGCTAAAATGAGCTCTCTATTTTCTGCTAATTTTAGCTTAATCGAGGTAGTAGATGAGCTCTCTAAAAAGCCTACAGCTGAGCCCTCTAAGCCTAATTATTTTAATGCATTCAAGCCTGTAAGAACGGCAGAGGATAAATTAAATCGTTTATTAGAAATTTCAAAAGGTTTTAACAATTAAATAAATAAAAAAATGGCATTTTCATTAGGAACATTGACAGCCTATGTAGAGCAAAACCGATTGCCTCTATTAGCTAAAGCAGTAGCATCTCCCAAAACTGCTCAAAACATGACAATTCAAACAGGCTGTAAAGGAGATACAGCTATTAATCGAATTGAAAGCGCAGCAGGTTTGCAATATGGCAAAGGCTGTACTTTCTCTGCATCAGGAGATACTACATTAACTCAGCGCATTATCGGAGCTAAGCACGTTTTCTCTCATGAGAGCCTTTGCGTAGCAGATCTAGAGAGCTATTGGACACGTACTCTAATGACTGCAGGAGCTATGGCAGGGGTGCAAAATATGCCTATTGAAGAGAGCTATATCTCTACTAAAATTGAGTCAATTGGTGCAGCTTTGGAAAATGCAATTTGGCAAAATGCAGGATCTTCTACTCAGTTTACAGGATTGATCGCTACTATTGGAACAGGTGGAGTAGATGGTAATACCTCTAATACTGCTACTTTCACTTCTGCAAATGCTTTGGCTAGCGTAGATGAGCTTTATACTCAGGTTCCTTCTGCTTTGTTGGAGAAAAATGATTTGCAGTTATTTATGGGCTATGATTGGTACCGCATTTACACTCAGGCTTTGCGTACTGCTAACCTCTACAGCTTTGCTCCTACAGGATCAATGGAGGGAGATTTCTATCATCCTGCTACTAATATGAAGATTGTACCTGTTGCAGGTTTGACAGGACAAAATAAAATGTATGCAGGTCTTAAATCTAATTTTATTTATGGAGTAGATTTGGAATCTGATACTGAAACTTTTGAGCTATATTTCGATCCATCTACACGTAACTATAAATTTGTATGGGAGGCTAATATTGGTGCTCAGGTTGCATTTTTAGATCAGGTAGTTTACTACAATTTAGGAGCGTAATAATTTTTAAATAATGGCAGGGGCTTAATTGCCTCTGCCTTTTAAAATATAAGGAGAAAATAATATGAGTTGCGCATTAACAACAGGCAGAGCTCTCTCAGTTTGTAGAGATAACGTAGGAGGTATTAAAGCTATTTATGTAGCAGATGGAGACGGCATTGATACTATTACTGCCTCTGCAGGAGCTATTACTGCAGTAACTATGGAGGCAGGTAAGGGCTTTTTTAAATATGATCTCCCTAAGGGCTTATCTCAGGTAACTGAAACTACTACAGGCTCTAGAGCTAATGGTACTAGATTTGTAACTACTGAGGCTACTATCGTACTGCATAAACAAGACACAGCTACTAGAAATGAGTTAAAGCTATTAGCAGGATCTAGATTTTATCTCATCATCCAAACTCAGAATAATGATTTTTGGTTCATTGGTAAGGAAAATCTTTGCGAGATATCTACTAAAACTGCAGTAACAGGTACAGCTATGGGAGATATGAACGGCTATAATTTAACTATCTCAGCAGAAGAGCCTGAGGAGATGTATAGCATCAGCTCTGCTATTGTATCAGGCATTTTAGATTAATAAATACCTTTTCCATTTTCATAGTTTTAGCCTCTGCTTTATGCAGGGGCTTTTTTATGTTCATTTTTTTGCTCTATTCTATTTATAGATAGATGATTTATTTAACAAAGGATATAGCTAATACTATTTTAGTAACTATAGGAGATCAATCTCTAGGGATTAATGATCCCTATTACTATTTATCCCTTTATCATATTGCTACTAATACTAATTATTTCGTAGATTAGCTATATCATTTTTAATCTCTTTAATCTGCTTTTTTCTCTCATCAGTAGCATCCTTAGCCTGCTGCTTTTCTAGTAATCTGAGAGCTGCCTGATTATCATAGATTTTACTCTGCAGAGCCATAGTTTGCTCAAAATATGCTAGCTCCTCATTTCCTTTAGCCTTAGCTAATTTAGCCTCCCTCTCATAGCTAGCAGCATTAAGATCAGCAGCATCTTTAATCCTACTCGCTGCCTCATCTGCTGATGCCCCTGTTTCACTCATCAGGCTTATGATCTCAGTTAGCACAAA